CTCTTCTTCTATAAAAACTGAAGGAGATGGGTAGTTTATATTAAACTGTATAAAATCTAAATCATAATAACTTTTATTCTTTTTGTCTTTTACATATTTGGCAAAGTATGTTAGCGGAATATAGTCTTCCCAGTATCCCTGGACATCTATATCAAGTTGATAACGTTCAAAATATAAAGATGGTGACAGCGTATAACTTGCTGTGTGTGACTGAAGAGTGTTTGCCGTTGCCAAAGATGGTAGACCTGCGTCAACTATAAGGTCCCACTCCCCTGGGTTATTGCCAAAGTAGTCTTCTGTTGAGTTATACTCCACGTCTGGAGTCTGTAAATATTCATCGAAGACGCTATCATTTTCTATAACAATTCCTTTTTCACTGAACATTGACTCTATGTCTTTATGATTTCTGGAAGTACAAAACCCTGTCTTGTATATTTTACCAGTAAAGGTTTCTGTTAAACTTGGGCCTCCTCCAATGCACAAACTTAAAGAATTTACGTTTCCAAAAAATGAAGCAACATTTCCACCAAAATATTTAGAAACTGCGTCTATATCTATACCTATAGAAAAAAGTTCTCCAACCTGTATAGGAGATAAAGTTAATAGTGTCTGCTCAGATCCACCGTAATGCAACTTATATACAACAGTTAATCCTTCAGAATATACTTCAAAATAGTTAGATGATGTCTTTGACTCTAACTTAAATAAAACCTGTTTGTCTACCGAGTTAGATAAAAACTTAAAAGAACCATAAAAAGATTTTAGCCTATCTTTTAAAAAGTTTAAGTCTTCAAAATACATGTAACCATTTGTGAGCCCAAAAGAAAAAAATTTTTCGCTTTCATTTTGCTGATCCTTTAAACTATCAAACAAATCAAGAACAAAACCAGACTCTAAAACAATTTCTGGGAGAGTGTAGTCTGGAGTAGATAAGCGATTATTTTGTGTATCAAGATTATCTACTATTGCTTGTGACCAATTACCAAGCGTTGGGTATGAATAATTGTTTGAATAATCTGCAAATGGATAATCTACATAAACAGATGATCCGCTATAAGATTGATTGATTCCCTCTGGAAATTCAACACCCTGACCATAAACAAACCTTTTTTTAGCAAGAACTATTGGAACATAATACGTGTATATAGCAACACAGTCAATTTCTATTGGAGAAACATCTTCATATGCATAAAAACCTATCCAGTCTTGGTTTTTACTATTTAGCAATCGTGAAGGAAAGTTTAATTGCGAACTCAGATAAATTAAAGATATAACCTCTTCTCCATTTATAAGAAGAGATCCGCTGTTTTCAGAGAGTCTTATGTGAAGTAACATTGGCCTTGTCCATTCGCCAACATAGTAAGATCCAAAGGCATTTCCAATTTTTAAAATTAAGAAAGGTCCTTCTACGTAGAGCCCATCATCAGAACCTATGGGGCCAATAATTCTTTTCTTGGTTACAGAGTCTGAGTTAATTCTTACCCAAGCCTCCAAAGTATATTCTTTGTATTGGCCGTCTTCTCCCATAAATCCAAGTCCTGGAATAATTAAAGATGGCTTTGGAGCACCCAGGGTATCTTCATTTGGTAAAAGTTTTGTAAGATTAGAAGCCCCATACACCAAAGGTATACCTGTATTTTTTGCCATAAGGCTACTATTAGAAACAAGGTAATAACCTTTTTTATCTTCAAGACTATAGGCACTTGCTTCTATTCCAACTGAAGGCTCTATTGCTATTTCAGATGGTAACGAATACTGCTCTACTCCAAGAGATGAGGAGTTAAATTCTTCTGACCACTGACCAACAGTTATCCCATTAGCCAGGAAAGTATAGTCATCAGAACTTAAGGCACCGCCTACATAATTAATCTTTATAACAACTCTAAACTCTGTGTTGTCTTCTGGTATTTCAAAAGTTTCAGATATAAAAAACCATTTGTCATACGAAAACACTGGGTAGTTTTTTAGTCTTTGAACTTTATTTCCAGATGTTGTATCATTATATTCGTATCCTATTTCAAAACTATAAACATATGTACTAAGGGAATTAAAGAATCCTCCGATTGAAAATGTAGAAAGAGTTTTATTTAAAAGGCTAAAATTAATTATGTTATCGCTTACACATACTACTTGACCAGATAAACCTGATGGCAGGCTTCCAGTTATCTTAGTTGTATTGCTTTCAGGAAATGGCTGATCAGTAACATCTGTAACAGTTATGGCTGTTGACCCAAGCGGGTTTCCGTCACTATCTTTCCAAGAAGAGACACTTCTTTTTCCTTCAGTTATTAAACTTATATAATCTGCAGTATCGTCTAGTGCCCAGAGAGCAATAGGATGCTCTGCGTAGATTTTTTCTGCATATAGGTTTGATGGATTAGACATTATAAGTCTATTTTACCACAGAAGCCTACTTGTTTATTTTAATTTCACAGTAGTCTGTTGTGCAGTACATCTCTCCTTGAGCCTCAAGATTCTCTGCTCCGTCGTAAATTGCAGCAAAATCAATGTGCTTTAGTTTGCCAATATACGACTCATACTGCTCCTCAGTAATACCTGTATATGGTTGCTGTGGATAAACTGTATTTCCCATTGGAAGGAATGAGACAGCCTTTAGTTGTCCCTCGTACATATTAAGTGCTGGAACAATATGCTTTGACTCTGTTTCCTTATCAAATGAAAGTGTTACAGAAACACCATTGTCAGACCAGTACTTTTGAGCAGTTGCAGCAAGTGCAATCTTTTCAAACAGAGTGACATCTTTTTCAGATCTTGGATGACCTGACTTGATTGGGAAGTAAACTACTGATGTATTTGCTGATACTACGTCATCTTCAATTGTGTACCCTGCTGCTTTGAACAAATGAATCATTGGGTCTGTGTTTCCAAAACGAACGGCACGAAGGAAGAACTCTCCTCCAGGACCCCAGTGAACTCCAGGAGTTGCACCAGAAAGAATTGAAACTGATCCTGATGGTTTAACTGTTGTTACTCGAATTGATTCACGAACACATAGCCATTCAGAGTACTGGTGATCATAATGACGAATCTTGTTGTATCCTTCATCCATCCACTCACGAACAATTGGTAAACCCTTTTGATCTGCAAATGATGCAATACCTGTTAGAGATGTACCAATACGACGGTTGCGTTGCATGATACCGTTTGTTTGTGGCCAGTGTGTTGGAACAAGTGTTACAGTCTTTCCATAAAGGTATGCAAACTTCAGGGTACGCAGGAAGTCCTCCTTAGATTCATGACGATTCAAGTGCACTTCTACAAGTGTACATAATTCGTATGACTCTAATGGCTGCTCCGCACAGGGGTTAAAGCCCATCACACGATAGTCTTTTCCATCTGGCGCATCCTTTAGCCTGCCATAATTACGAGCAACATCAAGCCAGATAAAACCTGGTTCTCCATTTTCCGTAATTAAATCTACATAGTCTTCGTACTTTGTTCCTACCTCTGCTGAAATAGAATTATTAGACATCCAAGCCCAACCTGGATTATCTGGATCAAAGGAGTTACGCTCTGGGAATAGTTCTGAGTTCTTTAGATTCATAAATGTTTCATCCCCCGCATTTCCCAAAGCAAGAGTTGCTGAGCGTCTTACGTTACCTGATACCACACAGGTACCAATAAGGTTTACAAGGTCTACGATAGCACGAGAGTCTAGTGTTTCACCTGCTCTGGAGCCGATTACACGGTCTATATGGTCGTGCAACTTGATAAGAGGTGCAGGACCTGATGCAACGCCTCCAAAGCCCTTAATAGGGGCTCCAAGAGGTCTAATCAAATCATAGTTAAATTTCTGGATGCTTTGGTTTGCTCTAAGGTAAGAGTTGATGAGAAGTCTAACTGACTCTACCCAGCCTTCACGAGTGTCTGGGATTTCGAACACCTGTTCGGGCTCTGTTGGGGCATAGATTGAGAAATGCTTATCCTGTCCCACTGTATCAAACCCTACACCAATACCAAGCATTAATGCATCCATAACCCAAGCAAATAGGGCTCCTGGATCATTCTTGTCAAGGTCCTTTGTAGATACCATTGCACAGTTTTGTAGTGCTGCTGAGTTCTTCTTCTCCATAGTCATAGGAGTTCCAAATGCCCACATACCTCGACCTGGGGGTGTCCACTTTAATTCAAACATTCTTTGGAATGCTTCTTGTGCAGACTTCTGAGCCTTGTAGTCATTCCATGGCAAACGGTTTTCTTTAGCATGATTCTTTTGAACTGAATACATACCCTCGATTACACGACGACAAACTTCGTGCCATCTTTCCTTAGTTCCATCTTCCTTCATACGGGAGTAAGTACGAATAAAAGTAATTTCTCCAAGTGAATTTTCTGCTGCATCCTTAAACCCAAATGGGCTTTCTTGATTCTTGTACTTTTCTACGAAGTCTTCTGGAAGTTTAAAACTAAAAAAATCTGACATAATGTGTATCGTCCTTTCAAAAACGGATTAAGACCTAAGTATAGCAGAGTTTTATAAAAAGCAAAACTCTACCTAAAGTTGTAGTAAAGAGTTATCTAAAAACTCATTTACCACTAAGTATATGATTTATCTCTATATGATTAATGTTTACATGCTTGGGCAAACTTGCTACCCACCTTATAGATTCAGCCATGTCTTCAGCAGTTATAGCAATCTCTCTTTTTTCTATTTGTGTATCAATTGTACCTGGACAAATTTCAGTAACTTTAATTCCATACTCTGGAAACTCTAACCTCATTGTATCAACAAGGGCCATCATTCCTCTTTTAGCGTTTGTGTAATTTCCACCAGATCTATATGGATATTTTCCACCAAGTGAACTAATAAATATTATGGTAGCAGACTCTGACTTTTTCATACATGGTACAAAAAGTTGTGAAAGATACATAGGGCCAGATACGTTTATATCGTAAGCCCTTCTAAAATTATCCATAGTCTCATTAATTATATTAGTTGGACCTGATCCTCCACCAGCATTGTTTACTAAAAGGTCTAAGGTTATGTCTTTGTACTCTTGATAGAATTTTTTAATTTCTTCTGAATTTGTAATGTCTAGTTTATATACCTCGACATTTTCAGAAGCCAGTTCTGATACCTTTGACAGGTCTCTTGAAACAGCAATTACTTTATATCCATTTTCAGATAAAAGTTTTACAGTTGCGTAACCAACACCTTTGCTTGCTCCAGTAACAATTGCTGTTTTCAATATTAGTGAATCCAGTGCTGAGGTACCATAATCTTTTCGCCACTCTTTACTAAGTGTGCAGTGTGATGATACGGAGGAGATGGAGGGAAAACAATAATGCTTCCTGCTTTTGGCTTAATAGCAAAAGTATAGTTTAATCCTTTTTCTGCTTCTGCAAAGTCTGATGGAGGTCTTGCTTCTTTTAAAATTCCTCCTGGTGAGGCAATAGTAAAGGATAGTTCTCCACCTTCGTAATCATCATTAAGATACATAACAAAAGAAACCTTAAGTCTTTCGTCTCCTTCTTGCTGATCAAAATGTGCTCCCATAAATGTTCCAGCCATATACTTTTTAATTGGATACATTGGAAATAGTTTAGGTTCGTCTGTTATTCCTTGGGCTTGTGCATAGTCTCTTGCTACGTCATCAAAAGCCTTTTGCAATGTTAAATAAATATAATTGTTTTTTTCATCTAAGGGATCTGCTTGAGATATATTCTTATCTGTTCCATAAACATACTCTTGTCCACTACAAGCCATCCATTCCCCCCAAGGGTCTTGATTGTCATCTTCAATCGCAGCAACAAGTCTTTTTGGGTCTTCAATTACATCTGTGTAATAGTAAACTTTTTCTTCAAGTATTTCTCTGTCCATTTTATATCTCCTTAGAATTTATTGTTTTCATAAAATCCTGTTACTTTCATAAATCCTACGGTAACATATCTTATGGGTCCTTCTCCTACAAACCTTACTCCATGCTCATATTCTTCGTTTCCTGGGAAAATAAGCAATGTGCCTGGTGTTGGTCTTAAGTCTGAATTTTCTTTATTCTTAAAGAATAAAGTTCCATCCTTGTAGTCATCATTAATATACAGTATAGCAGCATATCTAATAGATGGGTCTGTGTGTTGGTCTGTATGAGCCTTCAATTGAACTCCAGCCTGCATTCTCTGGAGTGTCCCAAATCCAGCAAGTTCTAACGATGGATCTGCTAGTTGTAGTAGTTTTCCTAGTCTACCCTGAAGCGTTGTGCTTATTTCCTTAGTTGTAATGTTTAGGTTCTTGTCTTCCCATCCCTGAGTGATTTCAAACTTTCCTTCTGCAACAAGATTCTCTACATCATCTCTGCCAAATTTTTCCATACAGAATCGGGCAAGATTTTTTGTATACTCTATTGACCAGTCTTCGTTTGGAGTTGTCTCAATTATTTCTAAAATAGTTTCTAGTTCTTCTGCTTGCAAAAAATCTTTTACAAACAAAACTTGCTCATGAAAAACCTCAGTATTATATCCAGCATCGTCAAACTCTTTCTTTAAAAATACGTCCATTTACAAATCCTCAACCTTGTATTTGTTTCCATCAGAATCAAGTTTCCATCCTTGCTTTAGCAACTCTTGCCATTCTGCTCTTTCAATTTCTTGCTGTGCTCTAGTGGCTTTCATTTCTGCAGCCCAGGCATCTCTCAATTCTTGTGGATAGTCTGACTCTTCTCTGTCGTCCCAGAAAGAACCAATAGTGTATCTTACTCCACTGGTTATAAGAGTTACTTCGTGCATATTGTTAAATCCCCCGTCAAATGCAGCAAGCATTCCAACTTTAGGTTGAAGGCTTATTTCTTGATCTGGGAACTGCAACATTCCACCTTCAAAGTCATCGTTTAAATATAAAAAGGCTGCATATCTGCTTCTTGTAAAAGCACCAGAGTGACCGTGCTCATCTGTGTTATCAGAATGTTTTCTTGCATATGCTCCTGGCTCCCACTTTTGTGTATGATATCCAATTTGAGAAATTACTTTTGGGTCAAGATCATGAACACTTGCAACGGCATCAATAATGCCTTGTTTCATTTTTGAGAATATGTCACTTGGCAATCCTTCATTTTCTACATGCTCATCATTGTCTTGTGGCAACACTGAAGAGTAAGACTCATAGAAAGATATAGGCATCCATGCAATCAATCCGAGTTCTGCATGCTTATCTAAAACCTTTACAAGTTTGGCAGCAGTGTCTGCATCAATAAAATTTTCATAAACAACAATATCTTTTGTTATTCTCTTTTTATTATCTAGGTTCATTTTATCCTTCTTTCTTTGTCAGCACTAAATTTATTTGGGTTGTCACTTCTAAACTTTTCTATAATCTCTTTTTGCATTTCCTGCCATTTTTCTTTGCCAAACTTTTCTTCATTTTCAAACCACTCGGGAGCACCTAAAGAATACTTTGTCCAGTACATTCTTGAAAGATACTTTGAGTTGTGATTTACAGGCATAACTCCATGAAGATAGATAGACTCTTCAGACATCAGGAATTCTGGATGTCCTGATGGGAAAACAAGAAGATCTCCAGCCTCTGGCTTGTACTTGTATGCTTCTCCATTTGCTATAAAGTCAATTTCTCCACCCTCATAGTCATCATTAAAGTAAGTTAAAGCAGTAATTGCAAACTTGTGTCCTGGACTTACTATTGGCTCTCTTATATAATCTGTGTGATATGTCATTGCTAGTGGGTCTTCAATGTCTATCTTGTATCTTGCTATAGATGGCCCAGTGTATTCCCATTCCTTAACATCGTTTCCTCTTTCATCTTTGATGTCTGGAATAAGTCTGTTTTCATCAAAATCAACATTGTTTTTTGTAATGTAGTCTTTTGTTGCTATCATAAAATTATTAAGAATTTCTAAAAGAACCTGCTTGTGCTCTTCTTGTTTTTCTGTTGAAGTTTTTACTTTTTCAACATGATCTATTTTTAAATTATCGCTGTGGTTTTTAAATATTGGATTAATATATTCACCAAACCTAGACCATGGTGACCATGGGCTAAATAAACCATCCTCTTCACCTTCAGATTCTTTTAAAAGGCTGTACGTCTTATCGATGTCTTTAAAAAGGCCCTTGTACACAAAAATCTTTGGATATATCTCAATTACATCAACAGGATCTGTCATGGCTTTCTATCTCCTGTATGCTCTGTAATTTCCCAAAAGAATGGGCAGGTATATCTAATACCACTCTTAATTTCTGTTACTCCGTGGACATAATTCATATCCCCTGGGAAAAAATAAGCAGCGCCTTTCTTTGGCTTAAACTGAACACCTTGCAATGGGAAGTATAACTCTCCACCTTCATAGTCTTCGTTTAAATAGAACAGACTTGAAAGATCGTAATTTGGAAAATCATTTGGAAGTCCAGCATCTGGGCCTTCGTGTAGTTCCTTGTCTGCATGAGGGTTCTGAAACTGCCCTGGGAGCCATCTAACGATAGTTGTACCAGTAGGGGTAACCTTTACCTTATAAAACTCTTCAACGATTGGCTTAAGCCTTTGAAACAGGCCTGCAATTACTGGTGCAATTGTTGGATCATTTTTATCTAAAGTTGGACTAGTTGCCACTCTATCTTTCCAGTATTCAGAATCATATACGACTGTTCCGTTTTCATTAACATGGCTCTGAGTTACATCCCAGATCGTCAATGACTTTGCAGCCTTCTCTAAAAACTCTATTTCTTCTTGAGTCATAAAGTTCTCTAACTCAACAATCATATCTTTGCTATTGCCAAACCACCCAGATGGGGTCATTGACGGTTTTCTGAAAACAACGTTATCTGCATTATTCATAATTACATTATACCATTTTCTTTATTTTTAGTATTATCTTTTACAGACAATCTTAAAACCTTTACCTCATGAGAACCTTTAGATTCTCCCTTTTCATTAATAGCATCTCTATACCAATCTGTCCACTGACCAGAAGAATTAATTACTTGGGCTGCAGCACCATACGAAATATTTTCCTTTTCTCTTTTTCTATCTTGATCTTTATAATCAATTA